ACCGAACTCCAGCGCACAGACATAGCAGCCACAGTTTCCGACTATCCAAACGCTGAGGCTATCCTAACTTATCGCCAAGCACTACGAGACTGGCCCAGCACTGAAGACTTCCCAGACACTAAGCCAGCTTTAGGCAGCTAATATGATTGCAGAAATCTCAGCAGTAGTAGGTGTCCTAAAGACTCTTAACGCAGGTATTAAAACTGTTAAAGAGTCAGGGTCGCACCTGTCTGACCTTGCTGGACTTTTCACAAGCATAACTGAAACTAAAGTTGCCGTAGACAATATCGAGGAAGCACAGAAGCAGGGTGACACTGTGCTGACGCAAGAACAGGCACTAGAACTTGCGTGGGCGAAGAATGAAATACGTGAACGCGAAAAAGAGCTAAAGAAAATCACGCCCCGGCAAGTATGGCGAGACATGCTCGCTATTCAGCATAAATCGGTCATGCAGAATAAGCAGAGACTTGAGCGCGAAAGGCTGGCTAAGTTACGCCAGCAGTCTAAAAATGATGATATAGTTAAAAACATAATTGGCGCTGTGGCCTTAATTGCTACGGCTGCTGTAATCTACTACTTTTGGAACTAACATGACCGATAATACTATTACTCGAATGGAAGCACATGAGAAAGAATGTGCTATAAGATACGCTAACATTGAGCGTAGACTGGATGACGGCAAACAACGATTTGATAAGCTAGAGCGTATGCTGTGGATGATGTACCCCACGATTATCGCAGTATTTTCCGTAGCTAAGTGGATACAATAATGTTGCAAGCATTGATAGGCCCAGTATCAGGGTTACTAGACAAGTTCATCGAGGATAAGGATGCTAAGAATGCCTTGGCCCATGAGATTAGTACAATGGCAGAGCGCCATGCACAGGAGTTGGCAAAGGGCCAGCTTGAAGTTAACAAGGTTGAGGCTGCACACAAGAATCTCTTTGTAGCTGGATGGCGTCCAGCCGTGGGATGGTCATGCTGCTTCGCGTTAGTCTATTCTACTATCCTATCCCCTATCTTGGGTATATGGTTTACTGTGCCTCCTGTTGATAGCTCGTTGTTGACAACTGTTTTGATGGGTATGCTAGGTCTAGGCGCTATGCGCACTGTAGAGAAGACTAAAGGCGTTCAGAGAGAAAAATGAGGTACTTCAGCCGAGCAGACTTTGATTGCCAAGAGACGGGCAACAATGAGATGTGCAACGACTTCCTAGAAAAGCTAGATGAACTACGGCATGTATGCGGTTTTCCGTTCATTATTACTAGCGGCTATCGCGATCCAGAAGGCCACAGCATTGAAAAAGCAAAAAAATCGCCGGGCACCCATTCACGCGGGATTGCTTGCGACATCAAAGTATCCAACGGGAACCAAGCATATGCTATCATTAAGTACGCTCAATCAATGGGCTTTAATGGTATAGGCGTAGCTAAAACCTTTATCCATGTAGACACTAGAGAGACTACTCCAGTGGTATGGTGCTACTAAAACACGTACAGGTGTGATATGCCACTCAAAAAACTACAGTTAAAAGCAGGCGTTAACCGCGAAAACACCAGATATGCTAGTGAAGGTGGGTGGTATGAGTGCGATAAAGTGCGGTTTCGCCAAGGTACGCCGGAGAAGATTGGTGGGTGGGAAAGAATATCTGCTACTACGTTCCTAGGTGTATGCCGTTCTTTGTGGAACTGGGTTACTCTTGGCAGTCAGAACCTGATCGGCGTAGGGACTAATCTGAAGTTCTACATCGAGAATGGCGGCAATTACTACGACATAACGCCTATTAGGGCTACGCTAACGCTTACTAACCCATTTACTACCACATCAGGCTCTACTACGGTTACTGTCGCAGACACTGCTGGAGGGTATGTAGTAGGAGACTTTGTTACTTATAGTAACGCTACTGCCGTAGGTGGGTTGACACTAAACGGCGAGTTTCAGATAACAGGTATTGACGTAAACTCATACACCATAACAGCTCCTAGCGCGGCATCTAGTACTGCTACGGGAGGCGGCAGTGTAACTGCTGAATATCAGATAAATGTTGGCCCTGCGTACGCAGTACCCCTAGAAGGCTGGGGTGCTAGTAGTTGGGGTTTTGGTGCTTGGGGTGTGGGGCAGTCATCCAACGAGTCTATACGTTTGTGGAGCCAAGCTAATTTTGGTGAAGACTTGATATTCGGGCACAACGAAAGCCCTTTATTTATATGGAAAGCTAGCGATGGGGTAGGTACACGCGCTACTAGACTAGATCAAGAGGTAGGAGCTACAGGAGTTCCAGTAGTACAAGACGAAGTAGTAATATCAGATGTTAACCGTTTTGTATTTTGTTTTGGCGCAAACGACTTGGGTACTACTTCTTCTAACCCTATGACTGTGCGGTGGTCAGATCAAGAGAACGCCTTAGATTGGACGCCTAGTGCTACCAACCAAGCAGGTGACTTGATACTGTCTAACGGGTCTAAGATCATTGCAGCTAAACAATCTCGCCAAGAGATACTAGTATGGACGGACTCGGCGTTGTACGCACTACAGTATGTAGGCGCACCAGTGGTTTGGACTGCGCAGTTGGTTGGAGAGAACATATCTACCGCCTCCCAGAATGCTGTGGCCTACTCTAACGGCGTAGCCTACTGGATGGGCAGAGACAAGTTCTACATGTATGATGGACGCACAAAACCTCTCAAGTGCGACCTACGTAAGTTTGTGTTTGACGACTTTAACCAAGAACAGTTTGATGGAGTATTTGCAGGGACTAATGAGTCTTACCATGAGATATGGTGGTTCTACTGCTCAAAAAACTCTACTACTAGCGACCGATATGTAGTGTACAACTACCTAGAACAAGTATGGTACTATGGAACCATGACACGTACAGCGTGGTTAGACTCAGGGTTAAGAAACAACCCTCTAGCGGCTACTTACAGTTATAATCTAGTAAACCACGAACAGGGTGTAGACGATAACGAAACCGCTAGTACAGCCGCTATACCAGCGTACGTAACGTCCGCGCAGTTTGACTTAGACGATGGGCACCAATTCGCGTTTGTAAGTAAGATACTGCCAGATATGCGATTCGATGATTCTGAGTCCGGCGCTCCTAGTGCTACCATGACATTGCTACCCTTAACAGACTCTGGTGCAGGGTATACTAGCCCCGCTTCTGTAGGTGGCAGTAATAGTGCTACAATAACTCGTAGCGCAGTGTTGCCTATAGAACAGTACACAGACCAGATATTTACTAGGGTTAGAGGTCGGCAGATGTCGATAAAAGTGGAGTCTACAGACATAGGTGTAACTTGGCAGTTGGGTACCCCACGGATTGATATGCGTGCAGATGGCAGACGCTAATGGCCATAGACAACACTAAGTACGATGTACCGTTTCGCGCTCCGGCGCTACCGTATCCTCCACAAGTGTACGACCAACAGTCGTTCGAGGAGTTTAATAAAGTACTGCGTATCTACTTCAACCAGCTAGATAACGCCTTGAGGAATGCTATGTCAGTGCAAGAGCCATACGAGTTACAAGTATCTAAAGGCCAGATAGCGGGAGCTAGTACTCTATATAAGTTTGGGTTTAACCCTGACGTAAACGGCGTTGAAGAGACTGTGTGGGGTACCGGAGGTAACTACCCCTACCTTACGTCTGCCGCTACTGTGTATATAAGTAGTTCTAGCACTGCCGATTCTAATGGGGGTACGGGCGCTAACACTGTAACCGTAGAAGGCGTGGACGGTAGCTACAACGCTAAGACCGTAACTGTGAACATGAACGGCCAGACTCAGGTGCAGGTAGGTGATGCTAGCTCGTGGTTACGTGTTAACAGGATATTCGTAGCTACCTCTGGTAGTGGGGGCACTGCTGCGGGAGACATATACGTAGCTAACAGCGGAGTAAGTTCTGGAGTACCTACAGGAGTTACGTATGCCCACGTCATACAGGGGGATAACCAGTCTCAGATCGCTGCTTATACAGTCCCTGCCGGATACTCTCTGTACCTAGACGATGTGACGTTTACCTCTGCAATATCACTAGCAAATAAACGCGTTACTGCGAGTTTCGTTACGCGGGGCTTCGGTTCTAATACGTTCCGCACGCGCATAATCCAGACCATGCAGAGCGCCTTGTTAGTGCTACCGCTTACGTATCCGCTCAAGGTAGAAGAAAAGACAGATGTAGAGTGCCGAGCGTTTTCCGATACTACCAACGTAGAAGTGGGGGCGTCTTTTCAAGGCATCCTCATAAAGAACTAAAGGGCATAAGTTATGACTGTTAAGAATCCTCCTACTAGTACAAATGCCAGCGCAAATGATTACTTTGACTTCCTTGGGGATGACTACACAGGGTTTGACTACGTAGCGCCGCCCCTATCTCAGACGGATGCGTTCAAAGAATGGCAAGCTACAGTAAATACAGACCGTGGGTCAGACGAGTACAGCCTCCAACGCTACCCTGACCAGACGTGGGCCTTTCTAGGAGAGATGGATATACCTGAATGGTATCCTGAATCCTACACTGCTTATAAAAAGTCTGGAGGGGGCGGACGGCCTAGCACTCCCATTGCAGAAGAAACACAGGCAGAATATAACTACCAATCCTTTATGAATGATCTAGGTGATTGGAATTTGTTTGACGATATGGAATTTCCCAGTCAAGACGAACTCGCGGCTAAGATTGAGGAACTAAAAAATACTCCTTTTGATGTAGACGCCCTGTTTACTTCTGTAGACGTTAGCCCCGTGTTTTATGGGGGAAATCCTTCTTCTTCTTCGCTACCAAAAAAAGTTGCAATAGCCGAACAAGAATGGTTCAACGCCGATAGAGAAGCAATAATACGTAAGTTCTTTGAGGGACAAACTCTTGACCCTATGGACAAGGCGTCTCAAGTTAAAATACAAACTTGGATGGAAGCCAAAAACGCTTTAGATGCAGGCGTAGACCCAGATAGTGTGTTTGCAGAACTAGGAACGCTATCAAATAAGTCTCACAGCGATTTCAATGCGATGGAATGGACTCCGGGCGCGTCTAGTAATAAAGGGCCACACGTACCATTTATAAATCTTATTAAGGATCACCGCGTTCAAACTTTTAACGATTTTAATAATGAGTTAAACACCCTACGACAAGAAGACCCCGAGGCGTTTCAAGCGGCATACGAGTTTTTGCCTTTATCTGAAAGGCTAGGCTACTTATACGGACTAAATAAGTCAGGAGTTTTACCTAACGATCAGTACGAAAGTATGTACATGGCGGAGGTTAACTCGTTAGCAGAAGACACTCAAGACCCTTTTGCTCCAAGATACGTAGAAATACAAGGTAAAAATTACCTGTACAAACCGTTTGGTAGTAACATACCAGCCTATATGCGTGGCCCTGACATGCAGGAACCTCGTGAGCTAGATGTTCAACGAGACCTGTACGATACAAAATCATTTTTCTACCCGTCAGAAGATAGCCCAAACACTGATCAGACAGTGCGGTTTTTAGGTAGCTTGGGTACTTACACCTCGCGGAAAAGAACTAACGATTTTGACGATAGTGTTTTTGATTTCTTTGATCCTATAGTCAGCGTTGTAACTCCCTTCTTCCCTATAGTTGGGGCAGCCTATACAGCGATAAAAGGTCTTTCGGGGGAAACACTACACGCTTCAGATTGGCTGCGTGCTGCTCCATTCGCGGTGGAGCAAATCAACCTTGCTACTGGCACGGAAAATATTACAACTGGTAATATTGAAGGTGGGGCTATACCTACTACGTTGGGAGAGGTAGGGGACGTAATAGGGCGCAGTATGGGTAGTTTTGCCGACATACCCATAACCTACGGCGCTGCTAGTATGGGCGCGTTAGCCACGTCTCCGATGTTTTTTGGGCCAAGCACCCCTATCGCTGACATCATAAAGATAGGCGGCCTAATACTAGGGCAGGGCGGCGGAACTCCTACAGTCCCCGGCCAAAGCGGTACGTGGGGAGGAATCCCAAACAGCGTTATAGTCAACTTTACACAACAGATGGACGCTAGTGGCGTGCCTATCCCAGAGGGAGCATTTGAAGTAGACCCTGAGACAGGTATGTTTACTAGCTCTAGTGGGCAACTAATTGATTTCGCTGATGCGTTTAGCGAGTTAGTAGACATATTCAGACAGGAAGACCCCCAAGAGTTCGCACTAGCCGTTGCAGGGGAAGACGCTGATCCTTCTCTACGAGAGATAGTAGGTGCTGCTACCTATAACGTCGCTAAACAACTGGTGGACTACGTAGGTACTGATGAAGATTCTGCAAGGCAGCAAGTATTAGCAACAATATTGTCTGGTACTTCTCAGATGATTAACAACGCCAACGGCGCTATACAATTTGGAGAGACTCATCCCGACAATACTGAGTTGGCAAAACTATCTCGCAACCTATCTAACTTATCCGATGCGTCTAACACTACTGCCGTAAAAGAGGGTATGGAAGCGTTAAGAGAGTACAACGACGCCTTTCAAGCTAAAGAATATTTCGAGAATACTACCGCAGAAGAATACAGGGCGTCCGCACTATATAAAGCAGAGGTACTGAAAAACGGAGAAGCAGCGGCAGAAGAATGGCTGAAAGACCAAATTGAAGGTGCTAACTTCTTAAACAGTGCTATAAACGGTACGGTAAAGTTTTTTGGTGGCCTCAAAGAAGCCCCCGCATCGGCTTTAGCGGAGTTAGGTAGTGAGTTAGTAGAAGAAATACCTAACCTAGCAGCCTCGTTTATGGTAAAAAGTGGGGTCGGCGCTCTTTTAAAAAGCACCGCTGCTGTAGGTAAAAAGGTAGATGTTAAAGACCTTACAGACGATGTCTTAGAAGCTATAAATAAAGCCGAAAACTTTGCGGGGCTAACTACATCCACAGCATTAGACCTTGCTGAAGCTATAGGTGGCTCTGCTTCTGAAGGATTTAACTCCACGCTAGACCTGCTTAGAAAAACACAAGCCGAAGAAATAATCGCATCTGCTGATTTTAAAGCGTACGTAAAGACGTTAGGTTCGCAAGTTCAAGCAGGTACGCTTACAGCAGAACAATACCGCGCCGAAGCAGAAAAGTATGTGCAAGATAAAGTCATGGCTAATGACGAGGCCAACAGGGAGATAGCGGTAGGGGTTAGTACTGATGCCGGAGTTGCTGGTGGGTTAGCTATGGCGGCTTCTCAATTAGTATTTGGGGATGCCGTAGACCAGAGGATACTTACTAAAGCGTTCGGTAAAAAAGCAGATTTAGTCAAAGAAATTGGGGAAGGGTTTGTAGAGCAAGCTAAAGACTGGGCCACAAGAACCGGAAGAAGTATGGCCGGAGGGGCGTCTGCGGTATTTAAAGAGTTCCTTGGAGAGTTTGGAGAAGAAGGCGCTGTATCTACTGTTATAAACACTAGGTTATCCGCCATAGACCCTACTATAGACGTGGCCCAAGAAGCTGTAGGCGATGCATGGTTCGGGGGTGTTATAGGTTTAGGCACTTCTACTGCGTTACTATCTGGTAACTACGTCGCAGACATACTAAAAGACGCTGGACTTGAGGGTAGTTTGTCTGTCGATAACGGCAACCAATGGCTAGTTGACACTTCTGACTCTACTTATGTGGATGTAGAGGGAGACTTAGCCTCTAGGATGCTGGCTAACTACAACGAAGACATTAACACCGTCATGCAAACTAATGACAGTGGCGCTCCTTTATTTTCTGAAGCTAGCATTAAAGCCGTATTCAACTCGGCAGGGCTAAATGTAGAAGATTACCCTCGCTCCTATGCTGCACTAATGGATCATGTGTACGACGAGAACTACACGAGCGCATCCGAAGCTAACGCTGCATTTGACGAGGCAGGGTACACCCCCACGCAAGAAGAAATAGATGCATATATTGGGGACACTTACGGTAATGATGCCATAGATCAAGCGATAGATGACTATGTAGACCCCCGCCAGACAACGCTTTCTGAAGTAGAAGAATACGCGAGGACGGCGGGTGTAGAGTTAAGTGACGCACAGTTACAGTCGTTAGTTGGGCAGTACGACAACCCTCAAGATGACAATGAACGCTTAATACAGTTGGTGTCTAGTGACACAGACTTGGCCACTCTTTTCGGGTTTGATACTGATACTGATACTGATACTGATACTGATACTGGTACTGATACTGGTACTGATACTGATACTGATATTGTTGATACTACCTATACTGCTGGTACTTACGTTGATCCTGATGGAGATGGTGTATTCCAACTAG